TCGTTTTTATGAGATCATCATAACACAAATAAAAATAAATGTACATAGTTATTTTGCTTAATAGATATGTGTGACATAATTATCACTCTGCAAAATATGGAAATATTTTAGTTATTACTCGTCCGATTTCTTTTGCCAATTCCATATGTTCAAGTTGTGTCCCATTTGCAGAACGGAGCTCGATATAATGTATCCAGCTACGAATGGTGCCATTAACATAGAGCCTACTAATGGTGTTACCTTCTGGCAAAACTGCTCTTGCTTGTTCTTTTGCGATTCCATTTTTTATTGCCCAATCATAAGCCGCTTTGGCTTCTTTTATTACTTTGTTTTGTTTAGCTTGCCATTCCATAGAAAGCTTTGCATTATTATTAGTTATACTATTTTGCCGATTCTTTTCGTCTTGAAGTCTTGCTTCACGTGTCACAAAAGAATTATTAAAAGAACGAATATCAGCGTAGCGCTGACTAAACTCTTGAAAGGAAAACGACCGATGCCTGAGGAACTGTCTCGCAATATCTCTTGTCGTTTCGACTTCGAGTGTGGCCGAGCACATTTCGAAGGGCGACCAGTGTTTGTTTTTGATGAGGTAGTCAAGGAGTTTTGGCGCCGTTTTTGAGTTGATTTGGTTGGATGGGTTCGAGACACGGGCACAATACGCGACGATGTCTTGTAAGTCGTCGAGACCGACGATATCTTCTGGTGGTTGAGTGTAACCAATTAATCTTACCTTCAAAGTTTAAAGTCCTCGAATCTTTTGTTCATTTCTGTTTTATCATACACAGGAGTGTCATCTGTTAATGTCTGATTATTTTCATCAACGTCAAACAATCTCATCTTTGATCGATCAATGCCAAGAATAAATCTTTTCTTATATGTTGGATCATTATATCTATTCTTTAATTGCTTGACCATTATTTGACCTTGCTGTTCAAGTTCTTCTGTTGATACAAGAGCAAACATTAGATCCGCGGTTGCGGGTAATCCAAAAGACTCGGACGTATCTTCAAGCCCAACATCTGAGTTAGAGTAACCACTACGTGTCGTTTGAGTTGCAGATAAGACCGGAACGTCAAATTCGACTGCCAAACCTCTGAGTTCTTCCGCAATAGCTTTAACATAAGTATAAGAATTAATCGCACCGCCCATACCTTTCATACGTGAAGATGCACAGATATTAAGATAATCTATAAAAATAATATCTGGCTCAAATTTCTTTTTTAGTTTTAGTTCATTGAGTAGCGCACGAAAATGACCAGAGTGTGCTGAACCAGTAGGATATTCTTTTACAATCAATCTGCCATTCGTTTGTTTAGCAAGTTGAGATACTTTCTGCGAGAACATATCTTTTGATAATTTATCTAATTGATCAATAGGAATATTAAGTAAGTTTGCATCGATACGCTCTGCGATACGTTCTTCTGCCATTTCCATTGTAATATATAAAACGTTTTTACCTTCAGTCAAAGCCGCGGCACTTACATGACACATAAACAATGACTTACCCACACCTGTACCGGCCAATGCAATGTTCAAAGTCTTATTAGGCAAACCGCCTTTTGTAATTTTATTGAAATAGTCTAGATCAAAAGGAATACGTTCTTCTTCTTTATGATAAAACTCATATCGCTCACTAAAGTTTTCTATATAGTCATGGCCGATATTCGCGTCGAAATTAACTGCTAGAGCATCTGAGAGGATCTCTGGTAACGCATTCTTTGAGAGCGTTTGATGTTTACCATCTATAATACTGATAGATTCCATTACAGCATTATGTAAAGCTCTGTCTTGACACCACTTCTCAGTTTTATCAATTAGCCATTCATAATCTATTTCTTCTTTCTTAAATATCTCTGGCAATATTTCAACAGCATGTCTATACTGTTCATCATTAAATATATCAGACTCATCTAACTCAACTTTAAACGATTCTTGTGTTGGAAGTTTATTGTACTTAGCAACAAACTTACCGACTTCTTTAAACAGTTGGCGATATACGCCTTCAAAATAATCATTATTAATAAAAGGCAAAACCTTCCGCATGAACTTATCATCCACCAGAAGGTTTCGCAATATAGTCTGTTCAATGTTTGTATTCAAAGCATTCCACTTTCTCGCATAGATTTACGGATTTTTGTAGCACTGATATTATGAATATCTTTGCCTAGATCATGTTGTGTAAATGTATATCCAACACCACGACCATAGCTTATGTCTACGATGTTTGGTACTTCCATTATAACATATTCTTCATTAACTGTAAACCCCTCTCGAGATAATCCTTCAATAATTTGTGAAGAAACAAACTCAAATCCAAATGGATTATCATCTTGCGTTGCCGTTCGTCCAGCTCCGGCATCTTCACCAACAATACCGCCAACGTCTCGAACCATAATAACTACTTGACCGGTTTCACCCAAAGCCTTTTTAAATAATTCTGTATGTCCTTTGTGCCAAGGCTGCCAACGCCCTAACATTTGTGCTGTAGGTTTTTTCCAATCAAATGCCATATGCCCTCTCTAGTTGTTGTGCAAAATTTGTTATTTCTTCGTCTGATTGAAATCCTTTGACAGTATACGTAGCATTGTCAGGATTCTCAAACATTTGGTTTGTATCTTTATATCTGGATTCTTCTATAGTATTCATCCAAATCATAATGTCATGATCAAACAATTTTCTTGTTTCAATCGTCGGACAAACAAAATCACATATAACTGTACGACCTCGAATACCCTCAAAGTTAGCCAACGTATTCATTCGTTCAGCTTGTCTAAATCTTCCAGATGGACTGAAATCCCAATCGTCTGCCATCTTACGAATAGCATCTGCATTATACCATGCACAATCTTTTAGATGAGCTTGCAATCGTACAGCCAAATGAGTTTTACCTGAACCCGGCAAACCCATAATTAATATTCTCATTTTTTATCTTTCATTATTAATTCGTCTTTACTTATAGCCATTTCAATTACATCATGTAAGACTAATCCACAAAACGTCTGAAACTGTTTATCTTCAGGTGTTAATGAATCATCAGGAGATTCAATAATAGTAAAATTAAAATTAATTGCTTCTTCCGGACCATTGATAGAGATGGCTCCAAACTGTACAACAGTTTCAACATAAGGGCCAGTCAAGACTCTTATGTTCCAAGCTTGTTCGTTATCTGGAGCAGGTATTAATTCGTAGTCAACACCTTCAGAAAGTTTATCTACGTTTATCATGCTTCCTCAACTATTTCATCCATAGATACTTGTTCTTTATGACCAATCGTATATTGCTTTTTAATAAATTCTTTAAAGTCTGTCTCAGCAAAGATAGGATCCCAAAACTCTTTTTCTAAGGTTTGGTCGTATCTAACTTTTGAACCAACTTCTCCAGTTCCTTGATTGACTCGTGCAAACCAGCCGTTTGATGGTTTAGTGATGTAAGAGCCTGCGAGAGCGACATCAAGGAGACCACTATAATTACGAACGCCACCGTCCCAACTAACGGTAATAGGTATTTTAGACTTTTCTTTAACATAACGTGATTTCTCCACATTGATTACAAAATGATAACCTTGGATTTCGGTACCCTTCTTATCTTGCTGACGACCAATGATCCATATATTGTCAGCTGAATAATATATGCCTGTACCACCAGACACAATAGCTTTTGGAAATAAGCCGATCTCTTGATACGTATGATTGACTGCTAATAAAGGAATATTCTTCATAGCAAGATAAGGTGTTGCCATACGAAATAAACCTTTGAGTGCTTTTGCCCTTGACATATCGGCAACTGATTTTTCATTCATAGCATCTTCTAATTCTTTCTTTGATGCTAAGTTACCAATAGAATCAATGACTACAATTACCTTATCGTTTCTATCTAACTCTTCTAGTTGACCGATTAGATCAAACTTAAGTTCTTCTACATTTGTAATAGGAGTATGAAGAACACGAGATGTATCAACATCAAATTGCTCAAAGTAAGCTTGAGGTGAACCAAACTCTGAATCATAAAATAACATGACAGCATCTTTATGTTGTTTTAAATAAGCTGCTGCCATAATTAGAGCAAAAGAAGTTTTAAAATGTTTTGATGGACCTGCAAGAACAGTAAGGCCAGGAGCCAAACCACCATCAACAGATCCTGATAATGCCACATTAATCATAGGCACATCGGTTGGAGTCATATCCTTTTCATTAAAGAATTTTGACTCAGAAAGAACCTCCGTATTTTTTAACTTTGAGTTCTTTTTGAGTTTGTCCATCACTGACATATGCGTCTCCTAATTTTTTTCGTAATAATCTTTATACCAACTGATAAAGCTTCGTATACCAGTTTCAATACTAGTCATTGGTCGATAGCCAAGACTTTTAATTTCTGTTATGTCAGCCAAAGTATGTCGAATATCTGCGGGATGCATATCAACATAATTAATCTTTGCCTTACGTTCTAGATTTTCTTCTATTAATCTCACAAAGCTCATAAGAGGAACTGATTCGCCACTTCCAATATTATAAATGTCATGGCTATCTATTCTTTGAACTTTATCTATTAATAATTGTACACCATTTACGATGTCTTGTACATATGTAAAATCACGAGACATCTTCCCGTGACCAAAAACTTCTATTGGTTCGTCTCTTATAATCTTGTCCGTAAATCCATGAAGCGCCATGTCAGGCCGTCCATAAGGACCATACACTGTAAAAAATCTAAAGCCGATTGATGAAGGTAATTTACTATGTTTGAATTGACATTCATTTACGTATTTAGTCCAAGCATAAGGATTTAAATGATGTTTAAAATTCATTTGTTCAGTGAATGGTGGAGTCTGACCAGCATACACACTTGACGAAGAAGCATATACTACAGGAATGTTTAGCTTCTCAGCAATATCTATAACGCCTTGCGTACCTAATATATTATTTTTTGTATAAATGTTTGGTTGTTCTAATGAATGTCTGACTCCAGCCCAAGCTGCTAAGTGTACAATAATATCACTATCTTCAACTGCTGCTTCATTTAAAAAACCTATGTCAACATTTTTAACAGGAATCTCTGCCATCTCTAAAACTTTGCATCGATCCATTTTTAGATGTGGACTATACATTCCGTTATAATTATCACAACCTAAAACGTCATGACCATATGCTTTAAGTTCTCTGGCTAAATGAAACCCAATAAATCCTGCTGCTCCTGTTATGAATATTTTCATTTGTACTCTATATTCTGTTCTATTTCTCTTTCGTCTTTTTCATACTCAGATCGATATTGATTGTTACGATCCATAACATATTCTAATAAAGGAGTATGAGTTGTAAAGTTTATGAAGGCGGAAACATCTTTTGGAAAACAAGCACCGCCAAAACCACGCTTGCCGTCAAAACCAGGGACACGAGTATGGGAGTGCCCAATTCTCGGATCAGTTCCAATTGCGTTTGCGATACGACCATAATTACCTCCAAAGTTTTTTATTGCATCGTAAAATTCATTAAAAAATGTAAGTTTAGTTGCTAAGAAAGCATTGATTCCATACTTAACAAAGCTTGCATCTGTTGGTGACATATGAAATACAGGACATGGTTTACATATACTATACTCTTTGTAAAACGCTTCTAGTTTTACAGTTGAATCAGAATAGCCACCAAATATATGAACGAAAGGATTAATAATATCTTCATTAGCGTTTTTCTCTGTTAAAAATTCTGGATTATAAATTATACGATGTTTCGTAGAACCTCTATATAGATTTTCTATTTGATCAGGCGGAACAGTAGACTTTATAACAATTAGCCCCGACATTTTTTCTTTAATAATTTTCATTACATCCATTAATATGGATACATCGCATTGTCCGTCTCTATGCATTGGTGTTGGAACACAAACAAAAGTAACGTCTGATTCTATTTTTGCATCAATTAAATGTACACATTCATCAGGCGGTAATTGTAAATTATATTTAGGATCTATAATTTGTTTTTCTACATCATCTTGAAATGCATAGTCGATTGCTTTGCCAACAAAGCCGTGACCTATAATTGTAATTTTTAACATATGTTATTATACCATAAATTCATCTAATTGTAAACCTTTAACAGGCGGATTTCCTTGCCTTTGTTCCCAACCGGATTCCCATCCAGAATTATTAGCAAGCGTTGATGGAATATGATCAAATGTTCCGTTACCTCGCGGCACATAGTTTTGTCCAAATCGAACAAAATCACACATGACATCTTCAAGATCTTTTGGCTTACCGCCGGTTCTTTCTCTTAAAAGATCCATAAAGTTATCGTCTTTCCATCCACTAGAAAGTTTTTTCATACATCTTACAGCATTGCTTCCTAAGTATGTATGAGAATCAACATCAACATGCTCAGGAAAATAATCAGAACAATCCATAGAGAATGCTGCATATTGAAAATTAAATTTACGATGACCTGCTTTTTTATTATATGCATTTAAGAAATCTACAATCTCTTTATGGCCACGTCTTTTAAGAAGAATAAAATCAGTCAACCTATTCATAAGATCTGGTAATTCTTTTACCATAAAATCAACGTTACTCGTACCCTTCTTTGGAGCAGGTGGTTGGTTACCAATAGAAGTAAACAATGGTTTACCAGAAGCTTTTGTCTCAACCAAATCTTCTGCCATATCTTTAATATCTCTATGCTTACCCCAATATTGAATTATATTATTACGATAACCATGATCGTTTTCAAATGACGCACCAGATCCAGTAATACGATGACACATCATAACATATAACCACGTTACAATAGGCCAACTAATTTCGTCATTAGATGCTGAGATCTTACGTCTCTCTTCTTTTTGCCATCTCCACTTTGGAGTCTTAGATCCGAATCTTAAATCTTGTAATACATTTGAAAAGCCTGCTGCATTTCTTGTTTTACAATCGTAGATGTCAATCTTCTGCATCAACGGATCGTTAATAATTTCATTTGCTTCCGGTCCTTCATAATCTAACGGACCCCAGTTTACATTGTCTTGTAACCATCCGGCTTTCGGATAATAATAATTTACGAGAACATCAATTGCTTCTTCGTTAAGCCACATTCTTTTCCCAATCTCTATATGAATCTATTGTATCTGGCAAGTTTCTATTTTGTAATATAGGTTCTTGTCCAACATTCCAAAATAAAATATCACGATCAGTATTCTTTGGAATATATTTCCATACCTTACCATCGTAGGTATCTATAGTCGGGAATGGTGGCATATTTTCTTTTTTCTCAGCAGCCGTAAATGCTAATGGTTCAGATATAGCTTCTGCAATACCTAACTCACCAGCTTTCATATTACGAGACACACAAACAGAAGTAAACTTAGCATTAGGCCAAGCAATTTGTAATCCACGTGTGAGCACGCCCGTGGACGTGGCCGTGTATACTTCTTCGGGTTCTCTTATTTTAGAAGCAGTCTTTACAATACCTGCTGTTACCATTTCATGTTTAAGGCCTAATGGTACAAAGAAAGCATTCTTTCTTTCTGATGCCCATTTCTTTGCAATAAGATTTAGATTAGGCATAGCTGCTATTCTATGAAAACTTGTACGTGCTCCCCGTTCAATACAGCAGGCTTGGTGATCGCTGATCCGTTTACTTGAGGGCATGAAGAGCATGACGTCTTTTCCATGTCGCTTGGCGACGTCAAGTATACTAACACCGGCAAGACCAGTGCGAGGTTGAACATAGACGATAGTGTCAATGTGAGAGCCCAAACTACTGATGAGGCAATCGCCACCCCTAACTTTGCTACCAACAAGATAGTCGTCGCGAACAACACGAATCCCACTATGCTCAGTAATATTAGGTATTCCATACGGATCCTCCCAGTCTTTTGCTAATTCTAAATAATATTCTTTTGGATCTCCATAAAATGGATTAATGTCTTTATTGATTCCATCTATGACGTGATTGTTATGTGCCAAGAGGTGATACTCCCCAATCGTTACGTCTATAGTATGGCGGTGCTATATGAAAACTAGAACCATGTTCCATATAAGTATTTGCATATTTTTCAGGATCCATTGTATACCATTCTTTTGGTGGCATTATAACTTTACCTTTTGATTCTTCATTTAAGATGTCAATAAATTCATTTGTAAGATCCCAACGTTCTTTCCATGAACCAAAGAATGGAGTCTTTTTATAAAATCCTGATTTAGGTATACGTCTACCTTCAAACTCTACAGGAACTGGAGCAGTATACCATACATCGTCAGCTAATTCATTTCCTTGTCTTACATATTCCTTGATTGTATATCTGAGAGAAAAATCAGGGTGACGTAGAATGTGATGCCTAATGTCAATTGAGCCCATGCACAATGTAAGCTTTCCGATGGACTCTGATATTTCAGATCGTAAACCTTTTCGAATAGTTCCAAATAAAGTTTTGCCATCAGTACGATACACACGATCGCCAATGCCGCTGTAAGCGATTGTATGTGAATCCCCAAAGGTAAGTCCATCTGTTTTTAAATCCTTTTGTTTAAGTGATGTAATACTTTTAATTCGTTTAGAAACAGCATCGCACCATTTTTCTGTAATGCCTTTATATGTTGTTGAAGCTGCGAGTCTTTTCTTTAACATTGCTCCATAGTCAGGCATATCCCAATCAAGTGAAACAATATTAGAACACGACATTACAATATTAATTCTATCATAAACTTCTTTGTTAGCACCACCAAATAAATTTAAACTACCGCCAAAATTAGCGCCATGATCTATATAGACAACATCTGCTTTTGTTATTTGTGGAGTACATTTGTGATCAATAAAGGCACTAAGTTGATCACGCCATAATTGTGACCAGCCATGAACATGTGACTTTTCGTTCTTTGGAATATTTGATATAGGATTTGTAATTACATTCATAATGATCCGACTATTCCCCAAAATATCCAATTAACAATTAATGTACCACCAAATATAATTGCCATCAAAGCTAATAATAATATTATTTCTTCATCCATTATATAAACTCATAATAAACACCTGCTTCTTTAAACATAGAAGCAGATAACTCCCACGATTCTGACCAACCTTTTATATCAAAATCTTTTGGCATATAAACTCTTTTTATACCAACCTGGATAACTCCCTTAGCGCATTCAGAGCACACCGGTAAACCAGTCACATACAATGTAGATCCATCAAGAGATACTCCGTTGTATGTGGCATTATAAATTAGATTCTGTTCAGCATGAACGATGTACTTATATTTAGTCGGTCTATCGTTGTATCTTTCTTCAGTATCTAATATTCCTCTTGCAAATCCATTATATCCTTGTGCTAAGATTTGCCCTTTAGATCCTACAGCAACCGCACCTATTTTAGTTGAAGGATCTTTTGACCATTCGCCGACAGCCTTTGCTATCTCCAAATATCGTAAGTCCCATTTATTTGACAAGATGAAAATGCCTTTCATAAACGTGTAAGTTTTGTACTTGCCAAGTAATATGACCTTCTTCGATTTGATTTTCTGTCAAACAATTATGGTCTTCAACAAGACGTTTCATAAGATGACGTTGCCAAGCATAATCATTTTTATAACCAAAGACAACATCGTTAGAACGCATCTGAACTACAGAATGTAATATATTATCACGAATATAGTAAGTGACGCTGTTAGTACAAATAAAATCCGATTTTCCATTTTCATTATACTCCATCCAAATAGACGGTCTATTATAAATCATGGAAGCACGTCGACCGTCAGGATTCTCTAGTAATTCATCTAGTACGTGACCATATTGATTATGATATTTGTCAGACCAAACTAAATGACCATAATTAGAATTGATTGAACCGTAAATATTAGCAGCATGCTTCCATGCTTCAGGCGGTTCACCTTCAGGACGAATGTCTTGAATATTTAAAGATCCACTTGCATACCAATTTAATTCGTCTTGAATGTAATCATAATTTGGCTTGCCAAATATTGCTGGTTCATCTGCAATGAAAGACGCGCCAATCAACTCTATTGTCTTGGCGCCGGTCTTATCGATTGTAAATGCTTCGTCTTTTAATTCATCAATAAAAAATTGTCGAATGTCACGGACTGCTGTCATTTGCATATTGTACTCTCTTTCTCAAATCAGACGTCGAAAACCTATGATCTCGTTTATTAAAGTAAAGTTGTATTCCTCTTTTACGGCATTCATCTTTGCCAGTAAAATCTTTGTCTCTGTATTCTTCACCTAATATCCGTACATCAATTGGATACATGTTTATTATATCACATAATTCTTCTTCTGTACAATAAATAATTACTTCATCGACATATTTTATTGCGGCTAATTGTGCTTGTCTTTCTACGATCGATTGAACAGGTCGATTCTTTCTAGGTCTATCTAATGTAGGATCTACTTGCAAACCACAAATCAAATAATCACAAACTGATTTTGCTTCACGTAACATTGCTACATGTCCTGCGTGAAGTAAATCAAAGGTTGAAGCTGTAAATCCTACTTTCATGAATGGCCAACTGTTTCTCGTTGAATGTCATTATGATTAAATTCAGCCCAATACAATTCAAAAGCAACGCCATCTTCTAAACATTCAAATTGATGATATACTCCTGGTTTTACTTTTGTATATTCTCCTGGTTCTAAAATAGTTTCATCAACCAAATCATAATCATTTTGCCATACACGAATAAGCATGCGACCAGACTCAACATAAAATCCGTTCCATTTAAATTCATGGCAATGTTTAGAGCAAACGCCACCTTTATTCATTTCAATTCTATGAAACTCCAGAACACCATTCATTTCAATCTGTTCTGTTAGTCCCCATACTTTTCCAGCTTTCATAGTAAACCTTCCAATATTTCTAATACTTC